GAAACATTTGAAGAACAAGTTGTATCACCACTACAACCATATGAAGGAGATATTTTAATTGAAGGTAGATTTGGTAACAGTATACGATTGGGAAGTACAATACAATTAAATTCATCTGCAACTATAGATGATATAGATAAAAGATATACACTATCACCGAGTTGGAATGGTAATTTAAATTCAGATCCAATTATTATATTGTCAAATGGACAAATAAATAAAAAAAATAAAGAATTTGTAGTTGAATCGTTTGATACAGATCAAGCTTCTTTATATTTAACTTCAACACAACAAGTTTCTGACGCTGGTATTAATTTAGAATTAAATAAACATACTTCTATATCTGAATTTAATACTTCTCAATTAATTGGATCTGCAAATAGAATTGTATTATCTGCTAAAACAGATTCTATTATATTAAATGGATCTAAAAGAATATCATTAATTTCAAGAGAAGGTACTAGATTAGGTAAAGATGATGCTAGTAATCCTATAGTAAAAGGAAAAGAATTAAAAGAAATTTTAGCAGATTTAATAAATGTTATATTATCAGGTGTAGTATATGAACCAGCTGGAATAATATCTACACCTTTACAAAAGCAAAAATTATTAGATATACGAGCTAAACTAAATAATATAAACAGTAAAAATCATTTTTTAGATACATAATATGTTAACACCACCATTAAATAAAATACCAATTATACCAAATCAATTAACGGGTATATTAGACAAACAAATTACAAAATATTTAGATCAAATATTATTACAAGTAACAACAGCTGTTTCTGAAGCAATTGCATTACCAGATGATATTAAATGTGATGATCCTAGAATAGACGCACTTAGAAAAAGAATTGAAGCTGTTAACGAATTAATTCAAAAATTACAAGAAATTATACCAATTATTGATAAGATAACAGGTGGACTAAATACTATTATTGGAATAGCAAATTCAATAAAAGCATTACAGTTATTAAATCCAGTAACAGCTCCATTAGTATTAATACCTGAATTAATATTAGCCCAAAATTTAACTATAGCAAACGCAAATACAGCTGTTAAAGAATTAATAACTACTCTAGCACCTAAAATAAATGCTAGTTTACAAGACGCAGTTGCTAGTTTAGTTCCTGTAGCTAATATTATAAGTCAAACATGTAATGAAGATGCGTCTTCATTATCAGGTACTCAAAATTTACAAAATGCAATTAATGATTTAGATTATGGAGATACTATACCAGGATATCCAGGAGGCAGATGGATATTAATATCTGGATCAGGCGTTCAGGGATCACCAACTAGTGTTCCTCCAAATCCTAGTAGTCCATTTAACGATGGCGATGGAACATGGTTATATTCGGGTATAGGATATGATAATCCGAATGGTATTAGCTGGGGATCAGAACAAAGTAGAAACGAAGATGCTACAATTGGTACTGAATTTTATACTGAACAAAATGTTTCAATTGATGATATGAAACAACAACTAGCATCAATAACACAATTAGTATCATCACAACAAGATTTATTAACATCGTTACAAGAAGCACCTGCTCAATCATTTAATGGAACAACCCCTCCAACTAATGATTTAGGTAAAATTGGAGACTATTATGTCGACACTGCTAATAAAAAAATATACGGACCTAAAATAAATACTGGCTGGCCAACGCCCGTAAATTATTAATGTTAATATTTATAAAAAAAGAAGAAAAATTATGGAACAAAAATTTATTACAATATTACGTAAAGTTATAAGAGAAGAATTAAAAACGGTTATAAAAAGCGAATTAACTGAAATTTTGTCAGAAGGATTAAAAACTACAGTTAATGAGATAAAAAATAACAATATAAATAAATCAAAATCGTCTCATAAAATAAATTCTAAAAATACATTTAAAGAAAATAAATTTGCAAATATTTTAAATGAAACTGAAAAATTAGTAGAAAGTAGAACATCAGCTGATTATGCAGATTTAATGAATGAAGATATTGTCATGACTTCTAAAAATGCACAAGGATTTGGAATGCAAAGAAATATGAGTCAAGTAGCTACAATAGCAGATCCTGAGTCAGGACAACAAATGCAAGTCGATCCTAGTATACAAAAGGCAATGACAAGAGACTATTCTGCGTTAATGAAAGCAATAGATAGTAAGAAAGCAAGATAATAAATGGGATATAAAGTTCTTCCTATAAACGATATAAACTTAACTCCAAATGTTGCAATTGGTGTAAAATTTCCTTTTGACGGAAAAGGAATATTTCAAAAATCATTTACAACTGATGAACAAGCATCTACTAATATAAAAAGTTTATTACTAACTAGAAAAGGAGAACGATTTGAACAACCAAATTTTGGTACTGATTTATTAAATGCATTATTTGAACCAAATACGTCTGAATTAAAAACGTTTATCGAAGAAACAATAACAACTGCAGTTGCTTTTTGGTTACCATATATTGAAATAGTTGATTTAGATATTGCAACACAAGAAGATGATCCATTATTAATACATAAAATTCAAATTAAAATAACATTTTCAGTAACAGGTACAGGATCAGAACAAGTAATAACAATATTTGCAGGAGAAGATGGAATAGTAACTATTGAATAAGGTAAATTATGGAGATAAAAAAAGATATATCATACTTAGGAAAAGATTTTGGTCAATTTAGAAAAAATTTAATAGATTTTACAAAACAATATTTTCCAAATGATTATACAGATTTCAATGAATCATCTCCTGGTATGTTATTTATGGAAATGGCATCTTATGTTGGTGATGTATTAAGTTATTATTCTGATAATAATTTAAAAGAATCATTATTAGAACAAGCTGCGGAAAGAAAAAATATATATGACTTAGCAAAAACATTAGGATATCATGCTAGAAATGTTATTCCGTCATATACTACATTAGACGTATTTCAATTAGTACCAGCAATCGGATCAGGAGTTAATAATCGTCCAGATTATACATTTGCATTAAGTATAAAGTCTGGACTTCGTGGTAAACAAAATAATGGACCTACACAATTTAGAACATTACAAGATGTAGATTTTACTTTTTCATCGTCTTTAAATCCAACTGAAGTAACAGTGTATGAAAGTGATGATGCTACTGGTGAGCCTACATATTATTTATTAAAGAAACAAGCCCCTGCAGTATCAGGAAATGTTAAAACAGCAACATTTACATTTGGATCTCCTAAACCGTATGATAAAATTGTTATTAATGATTCTAATATTATAGATATTATTGGTATAACTGAATCTGACGGAGATGCATGGACTAAAGTTCCATATTTAGCACAAGATACTGTTTTTACTGAATTACCTAATTTAATAGAAAATGATCCAGATTTTGCACAATTTAGAGACTCATCTCCATTTTTATTAAAATTAAGAAAAACATCAAAACGATATGTTTGTAGATTACGAAGTAATAATACTTTTGAAATACAGTTTGGAGCTGGTATAAGTGATAATAATGATGAAGAAATTATTCCTAATCCAAAGAATGTTGGAAATGGATTGCAAGGATTTTCAAGAAATTTAGATGTTGATATAGATCCATCTAATTTTTTATATACAAGAGCATATGGACAAGCTCCTTCAAATACAACGTTAACAGTTACATATTCAACCGGAGAAGGAGTAAATGACAATGTTACTTCAGGAGTAGTAACCGATATACAATTTGTAGAATTTTATGATGATCCTAATAGCACATCTAGTGCATCAATGTTAAATTTTGTCAAATCTAGTTTAGCAATAAATAATCCCAATCCAGCTACTGGAGGTAAAACTGCAGACACTACTCAAGATATTAAAAATAATGCAATGTCAAACTTTGCAACTCAAAACCGTACAGTAACAAAAAATGATTATATTATTAGATCATATGCAATGCCTTCTAAATTTGGATCAGTTGCAAAAGCATATATAGTTCCAGATGATCAATTATCACAAGGAAAATTTGTTTCAAATCGTGTTCCTAATCCATTAGCATTAAATTTATATGTATTAGGTTATAATCAAAATAAAAATTTAACACAACTAAATGATGCAGTTAAAAATAACTTGAAAAATTATTTATCATATTATAGAATGTTAACAGATGCTGTTAATATTGCAGATGCATTAATTGTTAATATAACTATAGATTTCGAAATAATAATTAGAAATAATTATAATTCAAACGAAGTATTATTACAATGTATTGATGTTCTTAAATCATATTTTAATGTTGATAATTGGCAAATTAATCAACCAATTCTAAAAGCTGAGGTAATGAACGTTTTAGGAGCTGTAGGCGGAGTACAAAATGTTGTCGGAATAGATTTTAAAAATGTATATGACTTAAATGTCGGATATTCAGGAAATGTATATGATTTAGTAGGAGCTACAAAACAAGGAGTAATATATCCTCCATTAGATCCTGCAATATTTGAAATTAAATATCCTAATCAAGACATTAAAGGAAAAGTAGTAAATTATTAAGGTAAAAAATGTTTAAAATAATATATCCATCAGCTGACGCAACATTATATGAATCATTATCAACATATAATACTGGATTAGATGAAGTATTAGAAGTAGGAAAACGATTAAGTACGTCTGGAAGTAATTTTTTAAAGTCAAGATCGTTAATTAAATTTGATATGAATGATGTAACTAATGCAGTCGACAAATATAATGTTGATTTAAATAGTTGTAAATTTATGTTAAAACTTTATACGACTCATGCAAAAAATTTACCAGCAACCTATACAATAGATGCAAATCTAGTAGGAGATGATTGGGATAATGGAACAGGATTCCAAAATGTAACAACTCCAATTGTTGATGGATGTTGTTGGGATAGTCCCAAATCAGGATCATTCTTTTGGACTTCTGGATCTCAATTACAACAAGTAAATGAA